GCAGTTCTCTGCACTCGTCAGATCGTTGATCAGATGAAGAAAGAAGAGAACATCCAGAAAGTGAATGTTGTTTGCCTTACTGATGGTGAAGCAAACCCTATGGCATTCAATGAGTGGTACGATCCAGATTGTGAGTACTACAAACCATACATGAAGAGGTCTTCTCTTTGCCATCAATCAGGTAAGATCTTCTTCCTTCGTGACCCTAAGACTGGTTTCACTAAGAAGATCAGTTCTAGTCCTTATGAAACTACTAAACAAATCGTAGGTTTTCACAGAGAGATTACTGATTACAACTGGATTGGTATTCGTATCTGCAGTAAGAGTGAACTAGGACGTGCAGTTCGTAACAACATGGACATCGTACCTGCTGATATGGACAGGAAGTGGAAGAAAGAAAAGTTCTTCTCTATCTCTAAAGAAGCAGGTTTCTCTGAGTCTTTCTACATTCCTGACAAGAGACTTGGTGATGGCACTGAAGATCTTCAAGTTTCTCAAAAAGGTGAGGTTGCTACCAAAGCAGAACTACAACGTGCATTCAAAAAGCACATGGGTTCTAAAATGGGTAACAAAACTATCTTGAACAAATTTATCGAGCAAATCGCATGAACCTTAAAATTGACGAGCATGATAGAAAACTCCTCTTTGAAGCAATCTGTTTTTATGATATGCACAAAGATGAGTTGTTCAATCCTGATCAGAATGATTCATTTCATTATCTCTATAGTGCACTTAGTGACACTTGAACAAGTGGCACACACACGTTGCACACAGCAGATGTACCTGCTATAATAAGTACATAACAAACAAACAATCCTTTTAATACAATGACCTTCGCTCCAAATCCAGTTACTACTGAACAACTCGTTGACTATCTTTCTGATAAGGTAGGTACTGATGTCGGATGTTCCGATATTCGCTCTGCTGCGAAGGTTCTTGGTCTTGCATATGCAACCGCATGTAAGCGTCTTAAGAACTATAAGATTGGTGTTGGTAAGTGGAATCTTACCAGTCAACAGATTGAAAAACTTTACGAAGCACCATCTGCACAACCTGCAGTAGAACCGTCCTACATTCCTGAGAAAGATGATTCCTACATCCAGTTTGGTACTTACACACCTATCAAAAAAATTGTTAAATCCAAACTCTTTTATCCTGCGTTCATTACAGGTCTTTCTGGCAACGGTAAAACAATGTCCGTTGAGCAAGTTTGTGCAGACCTTGGTCGCGAACTGATTCGTGTAAACATTACTATTGAAACTGATGAAGACGATCTTATTGGTGGGTTCCGTCTTGTTGATGGGTCAACTGTTTGGCATAACGGACCTGTCGTGGAAGCACTCGAAAGAGGTGCAGTCCTGCTACTCGACGAGATTGACCTTGCTAGTAACAAGATTCTCTGTCTACAATCCGTCCTTGAGGGCAAAGGTGTGTATCTGAAGAAGATCGGCAAGTATGTTCGCCCTGCTGCAGGATTCACAGTGATCGCTACTGCTAACACTAAGGGTAAAGGATCTGACGATGGTAGGTTCGTTGGTACTAATGTACTGAACGAAGCGTTCCTTGAGCGTTTCCCTATCACTATCGAGCAAGAGTATCCCTCTGCTGCTATCGAGACTAAGATTCTTCTTGCTAACAAGTGTGATCAAGAGTTCACTGAGAATCTCATCAAGTGGGCAGGAGTTATCCGTAAGACATTCTATGATGGTGGTGTTGATGAAGTTATCACTACTCGTCGTCTTGTTCACATTGCTAAGGCATACGCTATCTTCGGTGATCGTCTTCAAGCAGTTACTCACTGTGTGAACCGTTTCGATAACGATACCAAGCAATCCTTCCTTGACCTTTATACAAAGGTTGACGCGGGAGAAGAATCAGAGTATAATGAAGAGGTATAAACCCTCTTTATTATGAAGTATCAAGAAGATACAACCATTGAAGAACTCCGATCATACATCACCTCGACGTATGGTCGGCATTATTCTTCTGGAAACGACAGTATTCAAACTCTCGATTTGATTGAAGCATGTGGGGACGCTGAAGCATTCTGTCGTAGTAATATTCTCAAGTACGCATCACGGTATGATAAGAAGGGATCTGCAAAAATGGATCTTCTGAAGATCATGCACTATGCTGTACTTCTCTACCATTTTAATCAAAAAGACATCGAAACCGAAATCTATCCTCAATGACAGTAATCACTCCACAAACAGTTGAAGTCCTTAAAAACTTTTGTACGATTAATAAATCAATCGTTATCAAACCAGGCAACACGATTTCTACTCTTAGCATTAACAAAAACATTCTCGCTATCGCTGAAGTCGAAGAACAGTTTGATTCGCAGATTAGCATTTATGACTTGGGTCAGTTTCTTGGAGGTATTTCTCTTTTCGATCAACCGAAGATTGACACTACAAGCAAGAGTTTTGTAACTGTCAGCGATCCTCAGGGTCGTTCTAAGACTCGATACTTCTATTCAGATCCTGATATCATTACTCAGGCACCTGAGGAAGAGATCAAACTTCCTACGATGGATGTATCATTCCATCTCGATGCTGATACTTTGAAGCAACTGAACAAGGCAGCAGCAATCTATCAACTTCCAGATCTCTGTCTGTTTGGTGATGGTGAAGAGATGAATCTTTGTGTCACTGACAAAAAGAATGAAACTTCTAATAACTTCTCAGTCAAGGTTGGAGATACAGATCAAAACTTCTGTTACTGCTTCCGAGTTGAGAACTTGAAACTGCTTGCAGGTGCGTATGACGTATCTGTCAGTAGCAAAAATGTTGCTCTCTTCCAAGGGAAGGGCATCAAATACTATATTGCACTTGAACCAAATGCATGATGATTTTCTCTGGGTTGAGAAGTACCGTCCGAAAACTATCGAACAGTGCATTCTCCCCCAGAATGTGAAAGACACCTTTACTAACTTTGTACAGCAAGGAGAGATTCCTAATCTTCTCTTGTCTGGAACAGCAGGTGTAGGTAAAACAACTATTGCGAAAGCACTTTGTAATGAACTAGGAGCAGACTTCTATGTCATCAATGGATCTGATGAAGGTCGATTCTTGGACACTGTACGCAATCAGGCAAAATCCTTTGCTGCTACTGTGTCTCTTACTTCTTCTAGTAAGCACAAGATTCTTATCATTGATGAAGCAGACAATACGACACCCGACGTACAACTACTCCTTAGGGCATCGATCGAAGAGTTTCAAAAGAACTGTCGTTTTATCTTTACCTGTAACTTCAAGAACAAGATAATCGAACCTCTGCATAGTCGAACAACTGTTATCGATTTCAATGCTCGTGGTAAGATCAAACAAGAACTTGCTGCTTCATTCTTTGAAAGGTGTAGGGGCATTCTCACTGCTGAGGATGTACCATTCTCTGATAAGGTTGTTGCTGAGGTTGTACAAAAATACTACCCAGACTTCCGACGTACACTCAATGAACTTCAAAGGTATGCTTCCTCAGGAAGTATTGACACTGGTATCCTAGCAGTTCTAGGTGATGCCAAGATTGATACTCTTGTTGACAGTATGCGTAACAAGAAGTTTAATGATGTAAAGAAATGGGTACAGCAGAATCTAGATTCTGATCCTGCTGCTATTCTAAGACAGATGTATGACAATCTTTCTACTCTGATGGATGGTCCTTCTGTTGCTGCTGCTGTTCTGATTATTGCGGACTACCAATATAAGTCTGCATTTGTCGCAGATCAGGAGATTAATTTGTTAGCATGTCTAACACAACTTATGATGGAGTGCAACTTTAACTAATGGGACCAGGAGAAATGCTCGCTATGCGAGACCTAATCGGATCATGTCCAAATGTATATACATTGCCAGGAACGTGGTCCAAATGTAATGCTATTATCCCACATTACAATGCTAACCCGAACATCACTCTAGCAATCAGTCTGGCAGTGATCACGGTTATTCTTATCTTGTATGGAATCTATCGAGGATTCTTTGCTAATGAAGGGTTGGAGGACCCATTTGACGATCATGACGACTAAACGAGACAAAGTACGACACCAAGTTAAGAGTCGATTTTACTACATGTTCTGGGGCACTGCTACTATTGCAGTCGTCGCAGGACAAGTTTATGTAGGAGCAGGTTACAGAAGTTTTGCAAGGAGTTTGAACAGGATCTTAAGTGTTGTTGATGCTGTTATTATTCCAGAACCCAAAGGATATTATGCACCTTTGATTCCCCCTCCTCCTAGGACTGGACCTCTCTGGGAAATGGAAAAAGACTCAGTAGAATGGTTGTAATGACTGTGGCAACATCTCTAAAGACACCTCTAAGATACCCAGGTGGTAAGTCTCGTGCTATCAAAAAGATGGCACCATACTTCCCTAACCTAGGTGAATACGATGAGTATCGTGAACCCTTCTTAGGTGGGGGTTCCGTAGCATTGCATGTTGCACAGACATATCCAAATATAAGTATTTGGGTGAATG